CGCAATAGATAGTGCACTAACAGAGTATTTTGAAAATGAGTGAGAGTAAAGAACGTATCGTACAACGCATAGAAGAACTTGCTGTAATGCTAGGTGGATCTTGTCAGAGGATCACCACAGCAGATTCAATGGGTCGCCAATCTAAGAAACTTGTGGTAGAATATGATGTAAAGGATAAATAATAATGTATCAACGAGGTACGATAATGAAAAGTATAGAAGAACACATCCAAAAAGACAAAGACATCGTAGCAGATCCTTTAGCAAATCCTGCAGCACGCAGACATGCAAAAGAAGAACTGCATGAACTCGAAGAGTATGCAGAGCATCATAAAGAAGAGATCGCAGCAGGCGATCATCACGATCCAAATGCACTAGAATTATTCTGTGACATGCACCCTGATGAACCAGAGTGCTTAGTATATGACGACTAACTAATGAAAATTTTTATTGATTCAGCAGAGGTAGGTGTAATACGCTCTGCATTTGAAACTGGTTTAATTGATGGGGTCACAACCAACCCCACCCTTATACGAAAGAGTGGTAGAGATCCAGAGGATGTTTACCAAGAACTAATTGATATGGGTATTACAGATGTATCCATGGAGGTTGTAGGCAATGATGAAATCATGCTTGCAGAAGGTAGAAGACTTGCTAATAAGTTTGGTAAGAATGCAACGATCAAAGTACCTTGTACACCTGAGGGACTATGGGTTTGCAAACAACTATCACCTGCTGTTAACGTAAACGTTACTCTTATCTTCTCACCAACACAGGCAATACTATCTGCTAAGGCAGGTGCAAAGTATGTGTCACCATTTGTAGGTAGAGTAGATGACAACTCATTCGGTGGTCTATGTCTGATCAAGGACATTGCCAACGTATACACTAGACAGAATGTATACACAGAGATACTTGCTGCATCCATCCGCAACGTAAGAGATGTGGGTAGAGCATTTGAGTATGGTGCTAACGTATGTACGATACCACCTAAAGTATTTGATGGTATGTACAAGCACATCCTTACAGATAAAGGACTAGAATTATTTGATGCTGATTGGGCTACAGTTTGTGACGAGTCCAAAACTGTCCACTAGGGGTTGACCAATCCCAAAGAGAATGTTATAATAAATACTATCATAACAAAGGGATCGAAAGATCGTGCCCCTGCGTATGCAAAAGTACCCCATGTCGGGGGTGCTATCATCCGCAAGGGTTTTTTCTTGCGAGATACAAATAAAACAAATGATTAAATCAACAATCGCTGCAGTAGCAGCATCTCCATTCCTATTCGCTGGTGCAGCTTTTGCTGGTCCATACGTTAATTTGGAAGCAACAGGTTCTTATCCTGATGGAACATATACATCTGGTGGATTAGAAGCAGTTGTTGGATACGAAGGAGAAACACCTGGTGGTATCGGTTGGTACGTATCTGGTGGTCCTACAGTAACTCATACTGAGTCATCTGACGAGTTCGGTGACGTTGAGTTAGTTGGATACCTTGGTGGATCTTACGATAAGTTCTACGGAGAAATCTCTGGTGTAACTACATCTGATGATGACATTGACTTCTCTGCAAAGGCAGGAGTTAAGTTTACTTTCTAAACTCATCTATATAAGATGATACAAGGGACTCTATGAGTCCCTTTTTTAATTCTAGTTAACTATGAACTTTACAATTTACACGAGATCGGGTTGTCCTTACTGCACAAAAATTAAACAGGTGCTAGAAGGAAAGAACTATAATTACAGAGAATATAAATTGGGGGTTGACTTTGAGAGGAATGCATTCTATACTCAATTTGGAGAGGGATCTACCTTCCCTCAAGTTGTCTTGGGTGGAACTAACTTAGGTGGTTGCACAGAGACAGTAAAATACCTTCGTGAAAATAACCTTGTCTAATGGAAGAATTCTATACACTTGTTGATTCTGCTATTGATGCAGCGTTTGAAAAGAATATGTTTCTATTCAAAGCATATCAGTATCTGATTCATAGCAAGATTAAACGTGTAGAAATACAAGAATTTATCGAAAGCACAACTGCTAAACAATTAGCGTTGACTATTTCTGACCTTGACGCATACGTCAAAGGTGGATCTGATTCTTATCATCAACAACTTCGTGAAGCATATGGGCATCTTGGTAAACCTAAAGCAAGGAAAATCTCAAAGTACTTGTCACAGATTTTGATAGATGCTCGGCAATACGAATGGTGGAAGAGACCAGGTCGTAGAAAAACATCTAAATAAAGTTAACTACGGAGGTCTACTATGCTATACGATTATTTGTTGATAGCGATAGCGGTTCTAGTTACTATCGGAGCATTCTTGCTTGGTATAACTATTTCTTGGTTGGCAAAAGGTTACGTTGAAGATTATATCGAAAACGCTGCCTATGCTAAATCAGTATCTCATCCAGAAATGCTAGATGAGAACGGTCAAATTGTTCATGACGAGCTAATTTACCTTCGTGACATGATCGTCGAAGATGACGATGATGAAGAAGATTAAATGAATTCAATTTAATTATGCCTACAAAATCAGTTATGAATAGTAACCCTAGGTTACTTATTAGTGAGATCTTAAGGAAGGTCTCTAATGCAAAGACGAAAAAAGAGAAAGTGGATTTGCTTAAGAAGCATAACTCTCCTGCTCTTCGTCAACTCATGGTAATTAACTTCGATGAGAGTATCATTTCAGAACTCCCCGAAGGTGATGTGCCTTATACACCTAACGATGCACCAGTTGGTACAGACCATACTAGATTAGAACAAGAGTATAGAGGACTCTATAGGTTCTTCAAAGGTGGTGATCCTAGAATCAAAGCTTTGAAGAGAGAAACTCTGTTTGTTCAATTACTTGAAGGTCTATCTTCTGAAGAAGCAGAACTTCTTGTTCTTTGTAAGGATGGTAGACTCAATGAAAAGTATAAGAGAATTACTAAAGCAGTAGTTTCAGAAGCATTTCCACAGATTGAGTGGGGAGGTCGCAGTTGATGGGCATCAAAGTCCTAAAAGCAAATTGCGATCCCAATGATGCAGCAGATAAATCGCTACCATACACTGCATATCTTGTTGAGTACAAACAGGATGGTAAACCTGTGTATGATATTGCGATTGGAGATAAAGCAGTAGATCTTTTTGATTATTATTATGATCTTTACAAAAAAGATTTTGTAAAATTTACACAATCAGAAGGTAGAATTAATCCTAAATTATGGAACGATCCATCCCAGAAAAAGAAACCCAAACGCAAAACGCGATGAATGTTTTCCTCAATAAATCAAGAGAGGAAAAAATAAAAATCAAAAAGCAAAAGGATGAAGAAGCATACAAGGCAGCATCTAATGTGTTAGGTGTATTTGTCAAACCACTCATTCTTATGCTATTATGGAACTGGTTAATGCCAGGTCTTTTTGGTTTAGCAACCATTGGTTATCTAAAAGCAGTTGCCCTATACTTAATTTCTAGAATTTTATTTGCATCATCTAATGAATAATGTATCTCTGATCTCCGTCACTCCTGACGCTGAAAAGACTATTGGTTACATCGCAAGGGTCTCAAACCCTAAGAATCAAGAGAACCCTAAGGTTGAGGGTCTTCTTAAGTATTGTATTAAACATGGGCATTGGAGCGTCTTTGAACAGGCATCCATGACACTTCAGATTGAAACTACCAGAGGTATTGCTGCTCAAGTTTTACGACATAGATCATTTACATATCAAGAATTTTCACAGCGATACGCTGACTCTTCAATGCTCGCTGAAGAAATTCCTATGTTTGAATTACGTCGTCAGGATGAGAAGAACAGACAGAATAGTATTGATGATGTTGATGAGTTTACAAAACAAGAGTTTGATATTAAAATAAAGAAACACTTTGAAAATAGTATGCAACTTTATAAACAGTTGCTCAATCAAGGTATTGCTAAAGAGTGTGCGAGGTTCGTACTCCCTCTAGCAACTCCTACTCGTCTTTACATGACGGGATCTTTACGTTCTTGGATTCATTATATTGATCTACGTTCTGCACATGGAACGCAAAAAGAACACATGGACATTGCTAATGGTTCTAAACAAATCTTTATCGAGCAATTCCCAATCATATCAACCGCATTGGAGTGGATTTAACATGCCTTTATATCCTGTAATAAATAAAAATACTCAAGAGAAACAAGAACTCAACATGAGTCTTAAAGATTATGAACAGTGGAGGAAAGACAATCCCGATTGGGATAAAGATTGGAACGCAGGTGTTGCAGGTAAAACATATGGTCAACCGAAGATGGATGACGGATTTAAAGAAGTCATGTCTAAAGTCCAAAAAGCACATCCTGGTGCAAACTTGAGTCGTTTTACTTAAATTATGGCAAGAGCAAGAAAAGGAACTAACTCTCCTAAAACTTTTCCTAATGGTATGTCAAGGAAACAAATGAAAAGAAAGAAACCTATTGACTCGTCATACATGACAGAGATCAAACCTCTGACAGATAATCAGAAGGTTGCTTTTGAGCATCATGGATTAGGTAAAAACCTATTGCTCCATGGTGCTGCAGGTACGGGTAAAACTTTCATCACTTTGTATCTTGCTTTACAGCAAGTGCTTGACGAGAACTCACCATATGATAAGATATACATTGTAAGGTCACTCGTGCCTACTCGTGAGATTGGTTTCCTACCAGGTGACCATGAAGATAAGTCTGCATTGTATCAGATTCCTTACAAGAATATGGTTAGGTATATGTTTAGTATGCCTGATGACAATTCATTTGACATGCTTTATGACAACCTCAGAGCACAGGAAACTATTAGTTTCTGGTCTACAAGTTTTATTCGCGGTGTTACCCTTGATAATTCTATTGTTATTGTAGACGAGTTTAGTAATCTAAACTTCCACGAACTTGATTCTATGATCACTCGTATTGGAGAAGATAGTAAGATCATGTTCTGTGGTGATATAACTCAAACTGATTTAACCAGAGAGAATGATAAGAATGGCATATCAGATTTCATAAAAATCTTACAGAACATGGAGGATTTTTCTTGCATTGAATTTGGTATCGATGATATCGTTCGTTCTGGTTTAGTCAAGTCATATCTCATAGCAAAATACAATTTAGGATTTTAAATGTTTAACTTTATTGATGTCAATGTTAATGAGATTGATGTTGAACCTGTGAATGAAAACGGAGTAAGATACTATCCTATTCCTGGTGCTGATAAATATTATCCAAGCGTGACCTCAATCACATCTTTCAAGAACGCACAATTCTTTAAGGATTGGAGAAATAAAATTGGTGAAACAGAGGCTAATCGTATCACTGCTCGTGCCACTCAACGAGGTACAGCATTTCACAACCTTGCTGAAGATTATTTCAAAGGTGAATTAAACACTGACAAATACTTGGAAAATAATCCATTATCTGTTAGAATGTTTCAAGCAGCAAAATCTACACTAAACCAAATTAATAACATTCATTGTTTAGAGACGTTTCTCTATTCACATTACCTTGGTTTAGCAGGTCGAGTGGATTGCATTGCTGAGTTCAATGGCGAGTTAGCAGTGATAGACTTCAAAACTTCTACTAAAGAAAAAAAAGAGGAATACATCGAAAACTATTTTGTCCAAGAGACTGCATACGCAGCGATGTTCCTCGAACGATCAGGAATTGAGGTAAAGAAAATTGTCACACTTATCGCCACTGAAGAAGGATCTATACAAGTATTTGAGAAGTACAATCTTGATGACTATCTACAATTACTTAAAACCTACATCGAAGAATTTGTTAGGGGAAGAAATGTCTAAAGAAAAACTAGAAGAAAAATTTCTTACTGCTAGTAAATTCTCTGCTGAGATTGAAAGGTTAGTAAAAAATAGTAATGGACTCATTACTTACATTGAAGCGGTAGTTACTTACTGCCAAGAGAATGAAATTGAAATGGAAACAGTTCCTAAGTTAATTTCAAAACCATTAAAAGAACGTCTCCGTCATGAAGCACAGAGACTAAACTACATGAAACAATCATCTAAAGGAGTTCTACCATTGTGACAGGGTTTGAAGTGTATAAAATGTATCTTGCATTAAAAAATCACTTCACCAAAGATAAGTATGATTATCAAAAATACAATGGCAAAGTATCTGCTAGTGAAAAATCATTTGAAGAAAGACGTGATCGTTTCTTCTTTAAAAAGTTAGCGACAAAGTATTCTGAGAAAGATGTCTTAGGATATTTCGTCGCTAATTTTATCAATGATCCTAAGGGATACATTGGTTCATTTAGTAGGGATGTCTACACTAAATGGAAGATACATCAAGAGTCTTTTACTTATAAATTTAAACAAGATGTTAATGTTCTATTAGAAGAAACAGACAACAACTTTGACAATATATTTTTTACTGAAGGACAACACCCACCATTGTTGCAAAGATACTATGCAGGTGAAGTTAATTTAGAGACTTTGGTAATCTTTGAACACTGTTTAGGATACATTGATAACCTAGATAAAGTAATCAAAGATCCTATCTGGAAAGATACAAAGAAAAAAATTAAGAAGTATCAACCATTTTTAGATATTGATTGTAAAAAATATAAGACAGTAATTTTAGAAACAATTAAAGTAAAGTTATGAGTACATTCTTTCAATCAGATCAAGTTCAAAATAATTTACAAGACATATTCAACACTTATCAAGAGATTGCTGTGATGTCTCAGCATCTCCCTGAGATGAGTAAAGAACAAAGGTTAGAACACATTGAAGATTGTAAGTATCTTATCAATAAACAGAGGGTATTTTACACACGTCTTTCTCTTGCTGCTACTACAGGTGATGCTGAAGCAGCAGACATGAAGACTAGAATCAATTCATTGTCTCAAGCATTTGGATTTAAAGATCTGATGGATTGTATGGATACCATGATTAAAACTTTGGAAGACGCAGCAAAAAAAGATCCTGATATTGACAGAGCCTAAATAGTATGCTACGATTACACAGTAGCATTAATACATTCAATACGGAGAATACGATTATGTCTTTCGCATCACTTAAGAAAGCATCTAAGGCAGGTGGAACCTTGTCTAAGTTGACACAAGAGATCGAGAAACTAAACCAACCTAGTAGTGGAGGAGGTGCTGATGAGCGTCTCTGGAAACCTGAGTTGGACAAATCTGGTAACGGTTATGCTGTTATTAGATTCCTTCCTGCACCAGATGGTGAGGAAATGCCTTGGGCAAAGATCTGGAGTCATGCCTTCAAAGGTCCTGGTGGACAATGGTACATCGAGAACTCTCTTACTACATTAGGTAAGGATGATCCCGTTGGAGAGTTGAACAGGGAACTTTGGAACAGTGGCAAAGAGTCGGACAAGAACATTGCTCGTGCTCAGAAACGTAAGTTATCTTACTACAGTAACATCTACGTTGTATCTGATCCTGCACACCCAGAAAATGAAGGAAAAGTATTCCTTTACAAGTATGGTAAAAAGATATTTGACAAACTCGTTGAAGCAATGCAACCTGCATTTGCAGACGAGACTCCTATCGATCCTTTCAATTTCTGGAAGGGTGCTGACTTCAAGTTGAAGATCCGCAAGGTAGATGGTTACTGGAACTATGACAAGTCTGAATTCGCACAACCTAATACATTAGGTGACTTCGATGATGATCGTCTAGAACAGATTTGGAAAGAGGGATACTCTCTTGCTGAGTTTGAAGATTCTAAAAACTTTAAGACATATGAAAAACTTAAAGCACGTTTAGATCTAGTCTTAGGTAAAACAAATCCTACAGTTAAGTTTGATGCTGAAACTCTTGAGGAGGAAAGTCCTCTTGAAGATTTAAGTGAGGGTAAAAACTGGGGTAAAGAAGTCTCTGACTTCAGAGAGAAAGCAGTTGCTGCTTCTCCTTTAGAGGATGAAGAAGATACTATGTCTTACTTCGCTAAACTTGCTGAAGAAGACTAACCACCTTACAAACTGTCACAGGGGATACTCTAAGTGTCCCCTTTTCTATTATAATTAGAATATACAAAGGAGTTACCATGAAAACTGCACTTGCTGCTATTCTACTTTTATCTTCAGTTCCTGTAAATGCAGGTCCTATTACAGAGGCTATTGGAGATGTCAGTAATCAACAAGCATATCAAGATGCTCCGAGATATGATTTTTCACCTCAAGAGTATCATACAACATCAACAGAACCAGAATCTCATAGAAGTTGGTGGCATCCTAGATCACAAGATGGATATGCATATGAAGATAATTGCTATCGTCATGAGTATCGTGAAACATATGTGCCAGGTACATATAATTCACCAGGTTATGTAAAGAAACATAGTGAGAAAGTAAGAATTCCTTGTCGTGGACAGTATCCTTCATACGGACCTCAAAAAGTATACAGAAACTATACACCTTCTCCTGATGGAAATGAGTGTGGTGATGGTAAACTTGCTGGTGCTCTAGTAGGTGGTGGTGCAGGTGCTGCATTGTCAAGAGGAGATGGACGTTGGTGGGCAATCCCTCTAGGAATCCTAGTAGGTAGCACTGTTGGTTGCGACATGGCAGGTGGATAATGCATGGAAGAACTAATAAAGAATTTCCCACTCACAGATGTACTTGACGAAATGAGTGAGGAAAAGATACGCAAGGTAGCATACACTAAGGAAGAAGTTGATGTTATGATTTCATTTGCTGTTGAGAAAGCAGTTGATGAAGCACGAAAGATTGATGAAGCATCAATGGCAAAACACAATCGTGATGCCACTGTGATCTCTA